AAGAATTCAACCGCAAATATCAAAACATTCTGCGTCTTGAGCAAACTGGATCGCTGTAATGGATGAAGTCTCAGAGCTGATTCTTGGAAAGCCATCCAAGACCGTTGTCACCGACCAATTGCTCGACGCTGTAAAAGCGGTTGAGAGCGGCGGCAATCCTCGTGCAGTCAACCCGCAATCAGGCGCGATGGGCGCGTACCAATTCATGCCTGGTACGGTCAAGGCTTTGCAGAACCAGGGCGTCAAGTTTGATCCATTCAACGAACCACAGGCGCGGGAAGCAGCTCGAGGGTATCTCCAAACCCTGCTAGACAAGAATGACGGCAATGTTGACAAAGCTCTGGCGCAGTACGGTGGATTTGTCACCAAAGACCCATCTGGTTACATCGGCAAGGTCAAGTCTAAGATGCCGGCGGCACCGACTGACGAGATTAGCGCGTTGATTCTTGGCACAGAGAAAGCCGAGGAGCCAGCAAAACCGGCAACACCAAAGCCGGTGCCATTTAGCTCGTCCGGCGTTCCAGAGGGCAATCTAATCCGCAAGATTATGCAGGATAGATTGGCTCCAAAACCCGTTGAAACGGCTCCAGCGGCAACGCCAGCGCAGATCCCTACTACGACCGTTGCTCCTCAGCCAGCAGCGCCTAAGACGGAGTATAAGGTCGGCTCAATGGCCGATCTAGGGAAAGGCATCGTCTCTATGGCTGACGTTGCTGCTGGTGGTCTTACTGGTCTTGTTGGTCAAGGAAGCTATGCGATACAACGTGCGATGGGCGTCCCAGCTCCAGAGGCTCAAAAGTCTGTCCAGGAATTTGTTGAGAAGCGCACAGACCCATTTGGCCGTGCTCTGGGTATCACTGAAGATCCGGCTTACAAAGCCGAAGCCACCCGTAGACTGACAAACTATATCGGCGAGAACGTCGGCAAAGGCGCAGCTTGGATTGCTGAGAAGACCGGCATTCCTGTTGGCGACGTTGAAAATATGATTGGCTCGCTTGGGCTGTTGCCGATCCCTGGCGCAGCCAAGGTTGGCCAGAAAGCCGGCGCAGCCACGTATGGCGCTGAGCAAGCATTGCGCGATCAATTTGCAGCTAAAGCACCGGCACCACGGGTTGAACCTGGCATCGGCGCACCAGCTCCGGCAGCTCCGACACCGGGACAACCAAAACCTCGCGTTGTTTATGCTGACGTCCAACGTCAATTGGCAGAACAAAAAGCAGCCAAGGAAACGGCATTGGCCGAGGCCGCAAATGCGCCAACCCAACGCGAATTGCAAGCGGTCAAGGCTCAACAAGCCAAGGCATCTGTTGCGCCGGCGGCAGGGCTTACAGCGCCACTAGGAAGCGTTGGAGCGGCGGCGGTCACAGACATGGCGGCAATCGACGCGGCTATCGCGCAAGCCAGCCCACAACTGCAAGCGCGGCTGCAAGGCGTTGACCGTAGTCAAATCAATCTGCCAGCGTTGGAAAGCCATTTGCAAGCAGAGCGTCTTGGTCTTGGTCCTGATTTTTTTACAGAAGGTCAGGCCACGCAAAATCCTGGTGCGTTGTCGTTTGAAATGAACGAGCGCGGTAAATACCCTGCGCTTTCTGAGCGTTTCAACCAGCAAGACGCAAAGCTCAAATCAGCGGTAGACCGATTGCACGACCGAGCCACTCAGAACGAAGTTGGCGGTTCAATGTTTGACCACGGCGTCAGGCAGATCAACGAATATCAAGCCATCGACAACGCTCGCAATTTAGACATTAATCAAAAATACAAAGCTCTTAAAGATGCCGCTGGCGGCAATTTTCCGATTGATGCACCGCAGTTTGTTCAGAATGCAAGAAATCTGCTTGATGAAAATTTAAAAACAGAATTCTTACCAGAATCGTTTGAAAAAAGGCTGGAAAGATTTGAGTCTGGCGAACCTTTGACTTTCCAAAAGTTTGAAGCGCTAAGAACTAATCTTGCGGCTGAAATGCGTAAGGCTGAACGAGCTGGTGACGGCAACACAAAATATGCTCTTAGCCTAGTACGCCAAGCGCTTGAAGATTTGCCGTTGTTGCAAGAAGCTCAAGGGTTAAAATCCATTGCCGATCAAGCTAGAAACGCAGCAAGAGAACGGTTTGATGCTTTAGCAGCAGATCCGGCATACGACGCTGCGGTCAATGGTGCGCCACCTGACACGTTTATGGAAAAGCACGTGTTTTCCAAAACCGCACCGGCTAGTCAGGTTGCATTGATGCGAAGCACGTTTGGCGAGGGTTCTGTTGGCGCTCTCAACATTGAATCCGCGTTGATCAACCATTTGCGTGAAAAAGGCGGTTTGGTAGAAAAATCAAACGTCAATCAGGCCACCTATAACAAAACTTTTAAAACGCTTGAAGAAAAGCTCAAGGTTGGCGCTAAGCCAGAAACCGTTGAAGATTTGCGAGTGCTTGGCGACGTGCTTTATAAAACAAAAGCGCAACCAACTGGATCTTTTGTAAACAACTCAAATACCTTTGTTGCTCAACTGGCTCAGCAGGGCGGCGGCATGGCAACTCGAGCGGCAGACGTTGCTCTTGCTGCAAAGGGTTTGCCACCATTAGCAAGTGGTGCCGCTGGTAAAATTGGCCAAATGTTTGAAGCTCGCAAAATGAAACGTAGACTTGAGCCAGGCGCTGGCGTTCAAAAGAGAGATTGATCATGTCAGATATTGATCCCGTCAAATATGGTCAGCTAATCGCCAAGGTCGATCTGCTGGAAAAGCAAGTGGCAGATATGCAAGCCGACATCAAGAAACTGTTGGAGCTTGCTAATCAAAGCAAGGGTGGCTTTTGGTTCGGGATGGCAGTCATCAGCGGCATCAGCACCGCTGCCGGTTGGGTCATCAGCCACTGGTCCAAATGATCGGCATCGAGGCGATACTAGGGCTTGGTGGTGAGATCATCAAGCGGGTCTGGCCAGATCCAGCACAACAGGCCAGCGCTCAGCTAGAGCTGTTAAAGCTCCAACAATCAGGCGAGCTTGCCAAGATCGTCGGCCAGCTCGAGATCAACAAAGCCGAAGCAACATCAGGCAGCTTGTTTGTTGCCGGCTGGCGTCCGGCGATTGGATGGGTCTGCGCTACAGCGCTTGCCTATCAGTACGTTCTGCGACCGATTGGCTCTTACGTTGCACGACTGAACGGGATTGAGGTTGGCGATATGCCGACGCTGGACGCTACCCTTTGGGAGCTGATGTTCGGTATGCTTGGACTTGGCGGTCTACGGACCTTTGAAAAAGTGCAGGGCGTTGCATCTAAATGAAAGACAACTTTCAGAAAGCGCTAGATCTGACGCTTGGCTTTGAAGGCGGGTACTGCAACCATCCATCGGACCCAGGCGGTATGACCAACCACGGCGTCACCAAGCGCACCTGGGAGGACTGGACAGGCGAGAGTGTCGACGAGCAGTGTATGCGCGAGCTATGCGTCTCTGACGTAGTGCCGCTTTATCGTGGACGCTATTGGAACAAAGTGTGGGGCGACGATCTGCCGGCGGGTCTGGACTACTGCGTCTTTGACGCGGCGGTTAACAGTGGACCTAAACAAGCGATTGTATTCTTGCAGCGCATCTTAGGCGTTGATGATGATGGGATCATTGGTCCGATCACAATCGCAGCGGTCAAGCGCGAGAAACCGTCAGATTTGATTGAAGACTACAGCGATCTCAGGCTGAGATTTCTTGAGAAATTAAAGGCTTATCCGGTCTTCGGCAAGGGCTGGACACGTCGGGTTAACGCTGTCGAAGATTACGCGAAAAAAAATATATAAAACAAGCGTTTGGCACTAGACAGCGTAATCTTGGCGTGGTATTTAGCACCAACGCAACAAATGGTGCTAAAAAATGAAGGGAAAGCAAAAGGTTACCGATGAAGATTTTCTCGGAGCCTGGACCCGATTAAAGAGCGCATCTAAAGTCGCTCAATTTTTTGGCTGCACTGATAGATGGGCGCATCAGAATCGGCGGCGATTAGAAGCCAAGCTCAAGATTCAACTTGAAGCAACAGCACCAAGCGCTAAAGCGTTTGAGCATCTTCAAACGCACCACCTGACAAAAGCTCGGCACCACGCCGGCATCACCGATGGAGTGGTGATCGTATTCAGCGATGCACACTTCTGGCCAGGCTTGAGAACCACCGCGTTCAAAGGATTGCTATGGGCAATCAGCCAGCTCAAACCCTACGCTGTGATCAACAACGGAGATGCGTTTGACGGGGCTTCAATCAGCCGGTTTCCGCGCATTGGCTGGACACAACAACCAAGCGTCAAAGAGGAGCTAAACGCTTGCCAAGAAGCTCTGGCAGAGATTGAGGCGGTTGCCAAAGCAGCACGCCACAACGTCCAGCTTATTTGGCCACTAGGCAACCATGACTCTAGATTTGAGAATTTTTTAGCAGCGAACACACCAGGCTATGAGGGTGTTGCCGGCTTCTCACTGAAAGACCATTTCCCAGCTTGGCATCCATGTTGGAGCTGTTGGTTGACAGATGAAGTGGTGGTCAAGCACCGCTACAAAAACGGCATCCATGCAACGCACACAAACACGATGGGAAGCGGCATCAGCATCGTCACTGGCCACCTGCATTCGTTGAAATGCACGCCGTACAGTGATTATCGCGGAAACCGTTATGGCGTTGACACCGGGACGTTGGCAGACATTGATGGCAAGCAGTTCAACGACTATCTTGAGGACAATCCGGTGAACTGGCGTTCCGGATTTTCCGTGCTTACATTCCGAGATTCCCGGCTGTTGTTTCCGGAATTAGCGATCAAACACGCCGAGGGAATGCTGGACTTCCGCGGCCAGATTATCGACGTGTCTGCGCTCTAAATTCCAAACGAATCGTCTTTAACGGACCATTGCCGAACAAAAAAATATTCTCCGTACTGGTCACGCAGCTCTGGCGGGTAACCGCGGTCATTTAACCAATGCAGCATATTGTCGTGCAGCTCGGTATCCCAGACTTTCGGGAAACCGTAGCGCCAACCTTCTGGTGGATCAACCCAGACTTTCATTTCTCTCCCCTGTTTCTAATAGCGGCGGCTCGAATTTCGCAAGCTTTGTTGTAATCGCTGGCGTCCCAGTTGTTTGTCTGTACGACTCCAGCTTCACACACCTTGGCGCATTCCTCCCGCTCATGCGCGGCGACAAGGGCGGCAAAGCGTTCAAGAGCTTTAGGGTGCGTTATATGGCAAGACGGTAGATTTGCTTTCCACGCCATTTGGATAATTTCTTCTTGTGTCATGGCTTTCCCGTTCGGTAATTGTGCTTCGCCATTAGTAGGCTTTCCTGCGGATTCTTCCCGATCGGGATTGCAGGTGTCTAATCTATAAATCATTTTTGTTCCTTGCTGGGCAATTTCTTCCCTGATTGCAATTGCCGTGGCAGGGTGGACATTGTTTCATTCTTGCTCCTCATTCGTTTAATCATCTTGTGGACGTTCTGGGGGCTGCAGCCCAAAACCCTGGCTATTTCATTCATGGACGGCAACCGGCCTAGTGACTTTTCCAGACCACCGATTGCGTCCAATAATCGGATCTGAGCCATACTCATGCGGCTGCTTTCATCAGCGCATCAAGTGCGCCGATCCGTGCTGAGAAGGTCTGAAGAAACCTGGCACGCTCTACCATCGACAGTCGGGCAATCTCAGCGTCGTTTGATGTACGCAAGAGCTTGAGCTTGCTAATCCGATCTGCCGGCGGCACTTTGCCGGCTTTCATCACGGCGTCAGCCAGCGCATTGAACTCCACAACCCATGCAGCTTCATCAGCAGACATTGAGCGTGGCTTGGCTTCGTTAGGGACGCGCAGCGCCCAGGTGCCACCAGCGCCATCCTCAAACTCAATCACGTCTGGCGGCGGCTCAGAGGGCTTTGTCAACACTTTAGGTGCTACGGCATCCAACGGGTTTGCCGGCTTCACCTCGGGCCGTTGAGGGGGCTTTCTGCTGGCGGCATTGCCGTCATCATCCTCGGCAGCAATACCGCACGCAGCCATCAACGAATAGCGCCGAGCGTAAGTCAATGCCGAGCCATACCCTTGCGGGTCGTGCTTGGCTGCTGGCACGTGAAGTTTGCCCATGCGTAGCGTCTCGCCGGACTCATGAAGAAAGCAGGTCTCCACGGTTACGCCGTCCTGAACGTCAAAGGTTTCCTGATAAACGGCAATGCCGTTCTCGAGCAGAGCGTCATTGACTGCTTCCAAACAGCTCGCAAGGTCAACGTACTTGTTCTTGAAATGAGAGTTTGTGTTGGTCTTGAGCGCTGGTGCAAACGCACGCTTGGCTGCGACAAATGCTGCTGCGATTTTCATTTTGGTCCCTTGATGGTGACGGTTGACTGGCGCATCGAATGCGCTGGTTTGGCTGGTACGACCTTTTCCGGCTGCGCTGCATAGTTACGGATCGGCCAGGAGATGCGGAATTCTTCGGCGTGCGCTGTGGTGGCGTTGCCAAGCATTTCCTTCAGCTCGGTTTCGCAGTCTTCAATGGCTTTCTCAAGAACCTTGATTTCTTGCTTGGCTTTGACAATCCGCTCGGCCAGCGTAGCTCCCCACTCGCCAAGATCCACGCTGTCAAGGTTTGGATCGCCAGGCCACTTGTGGCCAAATTCTTCTGGATTAGCAGGGTCATACCATTCAACTTCACCAGTCTCGGTCCAATGCGTGATCTTGGATTCAAACTCAAACGCTTTCTTGCGGATCAGCGCTTGCGTCTCCTCGTGAGGTGCAAACAGAAAGATTCGCAGCTCGATGCCTTGATACAGCACGCAGACAGCTCCCCACTTAGCGCCATAAATGTCCATTTGCGCTTGGAGCTGGAGCGGTCCCCGACTCATTACTGGACAGTCTTCGGGATACGAGCTGGTCAGCTTTGCCTCAAGCACGCCAAAACCGTCCAGCTTGATTGACTCAGCGCCAATAACGTATACGCCGGCATCTGGATTGTTGGTAACAACCAAGCCGTTGCCGTTGCCGTCTCCGTCTAATGAACACGCGATTGGCGCATCGGGATGAAAGTAGGGTTTTGGATGATCTAGTTTCAAATGCGACAGACCCAGGCGTGCGCTTGCCTCAAGCAACAGAGGCACTTCAAGCAGATTGCCCCAGTGCATTGCCTCGTTCTCTTTAAACGGCTCTACAACGTCCTGTAGCGCGTTTAGCACGCTCTTAAGTATGTCGTTGGGCGTCTCGTACTTTGAGTGGCCCAGAAGGGCAGGGACGCGGGATGCTGAGAGCATCGTGTTGGGGGTTACTTTGCCGACCATTACAGACCTCCAGAGAGCGCAAGAAATAAGCAGATCGCCGACATTGCGCCGACAGCGATTGACGCCAGGATGATTGTCAAATTGGAATCGTGTTGGTCTTCAGGTCTCATTGCTTGGCTCCTCGGGGGTTGGTTCGACTGATTTGATGGTGACAAAATTTTCATCGTCGTAGCGGTCGAAGCGCATCTCGCTGCTGAATTCTTCGTAAACTTCGCGGTGAACGTGGGCGAGGATGATTGCCTCGATTTCTTTTCTGGTGAATATAATTTTCATGATGCTCCTTGGTTGGGGCCAAAGCCCCGTGGTTTGTTTAGTAACCAAAAAAACGAAAACGGAGGTCGTCTTCGGCGGCAGCCCATGCGCGTTTGTCGTACAGTTCGACGTCCCACACGGGCGCTTCGACGTCAAGTTGCTGGTTGTAATAATTTTCTGCGTCCCACTTGGCGTGCTGCATAGCGGTTGCACGCAAACGAACAGGCAGGGAATTGATGAGGGCGACGATTGATGCGGTTGGCTGGCTTTTCATTTAATGGCTCCGGTTGGTCGCTGCGGAATGCAGCGCACAGATGAACTCTACCGATGGTTGACAACCTTGACAAGGGGGTAGAGCAAATATTTTTCTAGGGACAAACCCTAATACAAATTTTCTCCACAAGCACATCGACTTCGGGCATCATCTGCCGTTCGTTCTCAAGAGTTTCCCTGTCGGGACATTTCAACGGTCCAGACAGAGCGCCGGATTGAAAAGAACCCGTTCGGGAAACAGCATGGAATCTACTGAAATGATGACCTTACAGTTTGTTATCCCTGGACCACCAATCGGCAAAGGAAGACCACGGTTCAGCACGCAGGGCGGCAAGCCCCGAAGCTATACGCCGGCTGTTACGAGAGAGTACGAAGCGTTGATCGCAGCTCGAGCTGCCGAAGCAATGGCCGGCAGAGAGCCACTCAAGACGCCATTGAGAGTCATGATCGAGGCGACGATGAGCATTCCCTTGAGCTGGTCAAAAGCGAAGCGCCAGGCAGCGTTAGATGGCGATGTATACCCATCTCGACCAGACGTGGACAACATTGCCAAGACCGTTCTGGACGGGATGAACGGCGTGGTTTACGAGGACGATGCCCAGGTAATGTATCTCAAAGTATCCAAAAAATATGCCGAAGAAGGATCGGTCAC